TCTCTGTTCTGAGTCCTCGTTCTACTTCTACTTGATTTTCTTTGAGCCATTCTTTGCTGACTTCGGTTAGATATCCGTCTACTGCTTCGGTGAGATTTTCTAAACCAACAGTAACTGCCTTTTCGGTTTCTTCACGAATGACTGCAGCACTTGCCTCGATAATATTTTGTTCAATTTCTGCAACTCGTTCTGCAACAGCTGCTTCAAAAATGGTTTTTGCCTTTACCTTGAATTCTTCAGTTAACGTTTCTCCGTTAAAAAGAACTTGTATATAATCTTCTGTTTTCATCTTTTTTCCTTCTTCAGTTTCTTCGGGATCTTCAGTTTCTTCTGTTTCTTCTGTTTCTTCTGTTTCTTCGGTTTCTTCTTGTGGTTGAGCCTGCTGACCTCCCATTACAGCACGAAGTGCAGCATCCCATGAACCGCCGCCTGGTCTAAGAGTTCCCATGTTTGCCTGAGCCTGTCCGTCTTGGGCAACAGGAGCGGCATCCATCGATCCTCGGCCACTTGCATCCATATCTCCACGACCCATGATATCTCTTACTCTTGATTGTTGCATTTGATTATTTGGCACAGTCGTATCCTCCGTTTATGTGTTATTTATAATATTAAAGTTTTACGATTACAGTCCCCTGATAAATTTTTTGAATAATTTAAGGGTAGTTTCTTGTAGTTGTTTAGAAGAAGTATTTTTAATTTCTCGGTGCATCTTGGATATTTCTTCTTCTCGTAACAGGCCGTTATCCCAGACCCATTGTTTTCCTTCCAGAATACCGTTAACGAATGCACCTGGTGCAGACGGGTCTGCAACAATATCAATTGCAGACAACATGAAATCCGGTTGGACTTCGTTTACTTCGTTAATTTTCTTTAATGAACCCATGCCGCGAGACGATACTCCGAGACGAGCTCCTTCTTCAATAAGACTCTTGGCAATATTTCCCATTGGAGTAGAAAGAATTTTTGCACGACCTATTACATCATTACCGGACTGACGTAATTCTGTGATCATATGAGATACTCGATCTAAATTAACAGTGGGACTTGAAGGATGATTCAATTCTCCAAATGATCGTTTTTCTCTGATCAAATCTTTTGAGTATCGTTCGCATTCTTTCATTAAAATTTTAGTAGGATATTTTCTGCCGTTACGATTTACAGTTTCCGCCTGAAGCATTATGCCTTCAATGAAATACGACTTGGGACGACCTTCTGTCCCTTCTTCGATTATGGGCTTGACCCAATCAAAAGATTGTTCTGTGATTAAAAGCATTTATTTCTTTTTCTTTGCCTTAATAGCTGCACTTATTGCTGCCCTGCGCTTTGCAAGATATCCGTCTGAATCATCTTTATCGCCGTCATTGTCAATATCACCGTCTTCTTTGCCCACTGGATCCGTATTTTCTTCTTTCTCTTCTTTCTCTTCTTTCTCTTTTTTCTTTTCTGTCAGCAACCCTGCACCAAGACGTTCTAGTTCTTGTTCTAAAATCAAACCGATTCGTTCTGCCATTGCTTCATTGACTGCGGTTTTAACAGAATACGGTTTATTCGATAAAACAGATTCGATTATTTTTTTTGCGTGACTCATAATTCTCCTTATTTATATGTTAGAATATTTTGAATTGATTGTGGATTCTGTAGAAATATTCGATTTAATTTATTTCCCTTGTATTTAATTCCTACAGTATCTATATAATTTTTTATTTTCATGGCCTGTTCTGGGGTAATAAAATAGGATTTTTTACTCCGAAATCTTATTTTTTTTGAAATTTTAGACTTGCTTGTTAAAGTTAAAAATTGATAAAATCCTTCATCAAAATAGTTGAAAACCCCAGAATAATTTGAATTATTCTTGAGATTCTGTGGATTCTTCATTTTTATTCATTTCTTGTTGTTGTTGCATTTCTCTTGCTTGTTGTTCCATTTGTTGTTGTATTTTAATCTCGCGTTCTTCGGCCATTTCTCCATCCATTTGTGCCATTTCTTCATCGGTTTGATTTAAAATTTGTTTTCTAATATACTTATCGGAAAAAAAGGTTCCAGACATCTGACTCAATATTCCTAACATTTCTACTTTTTCTTTTAAAATTTCATTATTTTTTAATTCATCAAAATACGAATCTTTATTGAATTTAAACTCTATATCTTGATTAATAGACTCCCAATCTGTCACAGTCATTATGCCCTTTAGTAGGCATTGTTTCTTAAGCAAATCTAAAAATAGATTAGCAAACTGTCGTCTGAGTCTTTCGATAAATTTAAAAAACTTGACTTCGTCTCGAGTAATTTCTCCCATTCTGCCCATATTGAATCCGTTTTGTGCCTCGAGACGACTGAGTGGAACATTCAAAGAACGAAATAATTTCTTTAATAAGTAATCTACATCTTCTAATTGACCTAAATTTTGTCCTCCGTCCAAAGTAGTAATTTCAGTTCCTCTACCTCCGTCTCTTCGCGGAATCCAAAAATCTTCCAACATAGAATTGTGATTCCAATCGTCTCGGATCATTCCTGTTTTAGGATCATATGAAAGTTTGTTTCGATAACGAACCATAAGATCTTTCATGTATTGTTCTGCCTTTTGTTTAGGTAGATTTCCTACGTCTACATAAAAGATTCTTCGTTCTGGCGCTCTGGACATTCTGTAAATTACAACTGCGTCTTCGATTTGTCGAAGCATGTTTAACGGTCTGATTGCCTTGTGCAAATATCCTACAACTTTTTTAGTTGTTTGATCCACAATACCAGAATGAATATAAGTTATAGAATCTACTGATATTTTTAAACCTGTAGTGGTGGTGGGAATCAGACTATCGATAGACATATCAGTGTAAATGAAATGTTCGTCTACTGATTTGACTACATAAATTTGAGTTGTGGTATTTATGTTTTTTAATTCTTTTTCTACTTTTCTTACTTTTGTAATTTTAGTAGGATCTATTGCTCGTAATTCTTTTATTCCTTTTTCTGGTCGATCAGGATCAATGATGTTATGAAAATATAAACGACCGTCTATATACCATCTTCTAAAATACTCGTAACCTTTACTGTTAAAATTTAATAACTTTAAAATATTTTTGTATTCGTCGTGAATTTTTTGTTTTATTTGAGGTGATAAATTTACTCGAGCAAGATCTAACTTGGCAGCCTCGCCGTCTTTATCGTAGACTAGAGATTCGTTAATGATATCTTCTATGGCAATATCTACTTCAGGATATAACGACATGGATCGATATTGACCTATAGTTTGAGCATCATTAGCTGCAGCGATTCCTCCAGCATCGTAAACTGATGCAATAAGACCGCCACTTTCTATAACATATGTGCCGTCATAAGAATCTGGAGAAACAAAAGAAGTAGTTTCTACTTCTCCAGTAGGTCCAGTTTCATTTCGTTTACCGAAAGAAAATCCAAATATTTCAAATGCCATACATTATGTATAAGTGATTGAGTGTTATTATATGTACAGGTGATAATCGTAATTCATTGTTACAGTAAATTCAGAAAACGCATCGGCCTGATCGTAACTCAAGTCTATCGGACTAATGTCTGATGGCCAACAATTGTACAATCTTAACTTTTTAGTATATGAACTAGAAGGAGATCCCATGGACTGCCCACCAGGTCCTGTACCGGCCCCGGCGGATAGAGTATGGGTTATATCATCCCAATTTACTGTCCAGTTTACACCAGTTCCAATATCAAATTGATGTGTATTGGTCCTTCTGTCATTTGCCTTATTGATCCATTCTTCAAATACCTTTCGAATATTATACTTGCCGGAATATGCATCGTATACTTGAATAACCCATTCTCCGAATTGACGTTCTCCACCAAACTTGATTATTCTTCCTTGATGGCCTACTGGTATAAAATTAACAATGGAACCCGGAACTGATGTAGCTTTGGCAAATATACGAAATGCTCCTTGATCAAGCGATCCGGCATACCCTGGCAATATAAAATCTATTCCGTATCGATTGGATCTGGAAGCAGAAAATTGTGTTCTAAATGACTGTACGTCGTTAAATTGTGTCATTGATTATTCCTTATGGATATGAATGGAAGTCGTAGGCAAGAGTAAGAGTAAATTCAGAAAACGCATCGGCCTGATCGTAACTCAAGTCTATCGGACTAATGTCTATTGGCCAACAATGGTGTAACAGGAATTTTTGCGAGTAATCTCCATAAGTACCCTCACCATGGCCGTCATCAGTATCAAACCATGCCACTTCCCAGGGAGATCCAGAAGCAGTATTAAGACGAACTTCGTGATTAACGGAAGAATTTGTCAGTTCGATCCAGTCTTCCATGATCTTACGAATATTTCCAGTATTTCCTCCACCTCTAATTGTTCCATCGTATACTTGAATAACCCATTCTCCATACTGGCGTTCTCCTGCAAATTTAATTATTCTGCCTCGATATCCAACAGGAATCATTCCTATTTGTGTACCAGGTACTGATGTTGCCTTGGCAAACAGATTCATATGTTGTACATTTATCCCTAAATTCTCGGTTAGGGGTCCGCTCGGTGTAATTAGATATCTATTAGATCTAGACGCTGTAAATTGTTCTCGAAAACTTGTAATATTACCGGGTCCTGCCATATATTGTTCTCCTGTTTACTGAATTACTAAATTTTAGAGACCTGTGCCGCTCTCTACTATTATTCCGCCTTCACCCTCTTCTCCTCGAGAAACAACGATTTCAACTTCTCGAATCAGTGTTCCAAATACTAAAAGAACCTTTGCGACAAATTTACCTGCATTAATTACAGCAGGTGTATTGTTGCTGTCGTCACAAGTTATGCTGAAACTTCGTATTGCGCCTGATGCTCTAATAGACTCTACTCGAGAAGATGCACGAGAAATAAATTGACTTCGTATTGTAGCGTCATTTACTTCAAACAATACTTCATACGCAAGAGGAACAAGTTCTATCTTTACTTCATTGATTGTTCTGATAATATTGATTCGTTCTTGATCGGTTACTAGATCGTTCAATAATAGAGTGCCGAAACCGTTAATATTTTTACAATAATTTACACCCTTTGTAGTTAAATAACCTATTTGAGCGTCTGTAAAATTTGTTTCAAGTGATACTACACTTCGAACTACTCCTCGTTGAGTTCCTGCTGGAGCCTGCCAATAGTTTGCATTAGCTATTATGCCGGCAATATCAGGTGCCAGATGAGTTGTAAGTAATACCGGATTAGTACCAGAATCAAATACAATTCCGTTGTGCTTCTTTTTGCCTGCTATTGCAATAATATTAGAATTTGCAGTAATTCCTATATTTGCTGTAGAACCGATGGTGCCCGTTATACCAGCAGAGACTATGCCCACAGTTGGAGTTTCTTTCGATTTTAAAATATCAATCACATTGTACACATCTATATTTGCTGTACTTCCATTATAACTTGCTCCAGACCAACCATTGGATGTTCCGGAAATCTGAAACACACAGTTAAATCTACTGTTCGTGATAAAAGGAGATTCTGCCGTAGAACTTGTAATAATAGAGAGTGTTGGGGCTCCAGCTGTTCCTAGTGGACCTAGTGGTCCAGTAAATCCTGTTCCATTAATTAAACCAACAACAACAGTTTGTCCGTATTCTAAAAAGTTTTTAACATTCCACCATTCTTCTGCCCATTCTTCACTCAATGTTAAAGTTCCACCACTTCCACCAGAAATAAATTGACTGGAAGTAACTCCGTATGGTCCTGTTTTATTTAGTACAGTTTTTACTCCTGCACCACCAGCAGTTCCTCCCAAAAGAATTGACTCTCCGTTTACTGTTCCTGATGTAATTCCGTATGCCCGTCGAAATAATAATCTGACTCGCTCGTACCATCCGTTTTGATTATTTTCAACAATATACGATTGAGTCAATTCTTCTGCAGTGGCAAGTTTATCTAGACCTGCACGAGAAATACATCCAACTCGTCGATCATTTCCGGAAGTAGAAGGTAAAATAACTGGACTATCTGATTCAATGAATGTTATGGGCATGGGATCTCCTTATGATTTTCTATATTTATAATTTTGAAAATTTCAAAAGAATGGATTTTGTTTATATAAATTTACCCATCTATGATTATTTTGTAAAGAATCTGTATCTACGTTCATCCAGTGGTCTTTTTTTTCCGTAGAGTCCAAATCTTCCACTGAAGTTTCCGATGTGATTATATATCCAAACGGAAGAAAATCTTCTTCAATTTTTTTGATCTCTTCTGAATAAATTTCCATACGAACGTCTTGATTGGTTAAATTTTTGAAGAATTCTTGTCTTGTTGCCCATGAAAATAAAACAAGGGTCATTACAAGATCATCGGTATATCCGTCTTCTGCATGATAAGAGGAATGATCTGCAACAAAAGTGGTTAATTCTTCTATTATGTCTGCATCTTCTACTATAAGTTTATCATTTTCTATTAAATTCTTTAAAACCGAACATCCTAATTTTTTAACAATTTGACTGGTTCTGACTCCTAATTGTTGATTTTTGGAACTAGAAAATCCTTCGTTTAGTATTTGGCCTTTTCTGCCTTTGGTAGTACTTCTGATTAAATTTTCGTAATTTAAATCTTGATGTAAAATATCTGCAACCTGTCCTCCTATGTCATTTAATTCTACCATAATATAACTATTATTATATTTTTTCCCAATAGAACACACTATAGACGGAAATAATAAAGGAGAAACGGTATTATTTCTATATTTTGCTACAACCCGATAGGGCATTTGAGTTATATCTATTACCGTTAACGCACTGTAATCTTTTCCCTGGCCGCGAGAAACGTCAACAACAGTGTAATAAACATGATCTTCTGTTTTTTCTGTTTTTCGAATAGGTTCTTCGAAAATAGTAATACCGTCATTTGATTTATAGTGGGGCTTTTTCCAAACAAGAGAATTTAATTTTTGAGAAGAAATTAAAGTATTGGTAGATCCTATAAAATCACAAACAAATTCTTCTTGAAACTGTCTTTCTGACGAATTTCTTATAGTTTCTTGTTTCCACTCTTCGTCTCTGAGAGGTCCTCCTGGATATTTTGGTACTTGATTCCATGTAACTTCAATCGGAATATATTCGTTTTGTTTACTTTGGGCTCCTTTCCAAAAATGATAAAACATATTTAAGCCTTTTGGAGTGGAAATCATTATAACTCGGGTAGTCTGACCTGCTGTAATTGTGGGATATACTGAACTAAAAAATTCTTCTGCAACAGAAGTTGGAACGTGTGCGTATTCGTCCAACAAAATAACATTATAAGATCCTCCACGGATTGCACTAGAAGAAGTGGCAGCGGCAATTATTTTTGCACCATTTTCTAAAACAATAGAGTGTTTATTCCATTCTTTCACTCCTTGTTGAATCCACTTAGGTAAATATTCATAAGATAATTTTAATCTTGCTAAAATATCTCTTGCAGTAGACTGCTTGTTTGCCAAAATAGCAACATTAACACTCTGATTAAATAAAACGTAATGTAATAAATAAGAAGCAACAGTTGTCGTTTTTCCACTTTGTCTTGGCAATTTTGCTATAATGAATCTGTTATTGTGTATAGTTTCAATCATATCTTTTTGATACGGATACATATTAAAATCTACCAATCCTTTATCCAAAGAAACTACTTTGATATATTTTGAAACAAAGTAAACAGGATCTTTAGAACATCGTAGATATTCTTCAATCTGTTCTTTTGTAAACTGTAAGGATTGACCTTCAGGTTTTAAATTAGGATTTCCTAAATATCCAGGCCTTCTCATGATTAATTTTCTTCTTCGAGTACTTTAAGTGGACTTCTTTCGTGATTTATAAGGTTTTGTAATTCTGTAGTAGATCCTACGTATATAGAATTATTTGTTGTATTTTTAATAGTAACCTTTTTGGATTGAGCGTCTGTAAGTTTTTCATGAATTTCTATTAAATCTTTATTCATATCGCTCATAGTTTTTATCATGTTGGTTAGTACTTCATATGCTCTAGGAGAATCTGATTCTGTTGCAACTTTTAATATGCCGTCGACAGCTCCCATTCCACTTTTAATAAGTTCTTTTATATTAGATCTGGCAGAGTCAAAGTCGTGTTGTAGTGGAGTATCCGCAGTGATATTCGTAACAGCAATTTCTTTTGATTCAGATTCTTCTTTTGATTTTTCTTCCACATCAAATGGAATATTTAATGCATTTGATATATTTTCATTGGATCTAATCATCCTGTTCCTCCACTATAGAAATTTGCAGAAGTGAATCCAACAAATCTGTCTCCTGTAAATCCAAAATCTGCAATAAAATTAGAAAATTGATTTTTATACAGATTTATATCAGTATTTTCTATATAAGGTCTATTGTCTGTGACTACAGGACTAAAAATATAACTTTTCATAGTAAAAGACAAAGTAGAAACGATAGCACGTCTCGAATCAAATGCTCCTTCGTAATCTTCATTTACATCTACATCGTTTAAAATAATAGGAACATCTACTTTATTGTGCAATGGTGTCATATTAACAGTAACAGTAAAATCTGGAGCAAAATATGGAATTATTTGTTCTATAATTTGTAAATTATGTTCAATACTTCTAGAAAAACAATATAATGCAACAGTAAAATTATAAGGAGCTTCTGAATACGATCTGAGTGGATTTCCATTTACTATTTTTGTTTTTTCTTTTAATCTATTAATTCTTCTTGTAGGATCATATTGTAAGTTTACTATTTCAAATCCCATTCTAGGAAGATCTGCCTGAATATGTGTTTTATCTGTGATTCCACTTTCTTCTAGTATGAGTTGAATAAATTTTTCTTTAGGTCCGTAACTTATCGGAACTCTTCTTTTTTGTATTGTGCCATTTCTTTCTGTTTTTGTGTAAATAGAATTAAATAACGATCCAAAAATAATCACATGTTTTCTAATAGATTCATTGAATTGATTATCCAATATTTGGGTAAACATTAATAATTACCTTCTGAAAATGGATCTATGTCAGTGAAATCAAATATCTTGATTCCTTTGTTTTGAGTCAGATCGTTATTTGATTGTGGGGCAGAAGTAAATGGATCTTGGGATATTGTTGTATCACTTATTGCGGTACTTCCTTTGAAATAATATTCTGCACCAGAATCCGTTCCTCTTATGGTTTGATTGGTTGCAAAAGAAAATCCGCCGCTTATTTCTATAAGATGAACTGCATTTTGAGTAGATCCTTGAATAAAATTCAACAGGGTTGCAGTTGTTGTGGCATTCTGTAAAGATCCTCCAGTTACTCCTAATACTTGATACACTTGTTCTCCGTTTAACAGTTTTGTTCCAGAGATAGGATTTACATCAATAAATGCGTATGTAGTTTTCACATTTCTTTTTAGTTGAACTTCATCAACATCTGTTATTCCAGTATCAATAACTTCGCCACTGTAAGTAAACAGTTCTAATGTTAGACTATATGTAGTTAATCCGCCTAATTGATAAAATGGAAATTCGTCTTCTACATAATTGATTTCAAATAAAGATTTAGAAAGAGGAAGATAAATTAAATCACCTGTTCTAGGTTTTAATATTTCTGTTCTTTTGAGTTTAACTTCTTCTTCAAATCTTGTTTTAGAAATCAATATAGATGCACGGTCAGTTATTTGAACTCCAAACTTCATTATAACGTCTCTGTTGCCATCAAAACGATCTACATTTACTAGATACGCCTCCAACGGATATCCTTCGGTAAATTTTGATTCAGGGTCTTCTCCGAACAATTTGTCTATAACAAGATAATCTCTTGGAATATAGAGAATATCTCTGCCGGTAGCTTTAATAGTTTCTATAGTTAGATTATCAATCAATTTTTGTTCTGTTATAGAATCGTATGATTTAAAATACGGATTAGTAGCCATTTCGTTATCCTATGAAAAAATCAGAAGGCATTTCATGTGTTGATATGAGTTCTTGTTCGATATTTTGTATTTCTTGCATTGCCTCTTGCATTATTGCCCCTCCTCTCGTACTTATTCCGCCAGGCAACTGAACTCCATCAAACTTAGACATATTTGCTCCCCATTGACGTTTAATCAAGGCAGTAACATATTTTTTAAGTAATCGATCATCGTATATTTCGGTATAAGATTCTGGATTCAATGCAGCATATGCCTCTATAATCATAAAATCTCCTATATTAACGTCTTCCATTGTACCGTCTATGTAAATTCTATTCTTAACTTTACTAAATCTTATAGCCTTTTCTGGAGAAAAAAACTGTTCAATTAAATTAATATATCTTTTGGTGGACGCGTATTGAGGAAGACCTAAAGAACTTTGAGACGCTAATCCTCTATTGATACCAAAATAATCTGTTAGTGCCATCTGATATCTAACATCAAACATATTAATATTAGCAAAATTACTGTGACGAAAAAGACGAATAACACTTACAATAGTAGAACCATTTGGTCCGTCTCCTGTTATTCCAGAAGGAGAGGCAAGTTGATCAGTATCAATATAAGCTTTTTTGATATTATCTTCAGTTAGTGCGTGCTTGAAATAAACTTTTTCTACACCGTCAAAGTGTCTTTCTGCAAACAGTTCTAATGCATCGTCCACTCGATCTTGACATTGTTGATAATCTACATTTATTTCGATTACTGGATGACCCAATGCACGAAGTGCGTACTTAATAATACCGTCTTTAGAGTTAACATTGCCCATAT